GGTATCAAAGTAGACCAAATAAAAAAAGATTAAAAAAATGCCCTGCTAGGCTTTTGACCTAGCAGGGACTTGGGTGTCACAGTTACTACTTCAGAGGAAACTCACTCTGCGACTTGGTTATCCAAGCCATGAGACCTTTGCGGTCATCAGCAGACATTAGCTCTGCCTTGTTGCGTAAAGCCTTGAAGCAGTTGGTAGCCAGACTGATTGCCTTGTCTACTTCGTCTACTTCAGGGGTTACAATGCCATGCATATCACCGAGTTGCTTGGCTATCGCAGACTTCAATCTACCCCAAGCCTTATCAACAGAGTTGTTGAATGTAAGACGCTTGCTTTTATCAAGCAGAGCGTGAAGGCTAGGACCGAAAGTCCCTTCAGGGTTATTGTTAATACCCTTTTTGTTAGCGACTAGCTTAAGCTTGCCGGTGTCAAGGTCACGGAGTTGCGTAGCAGTAAAGCTACGGTCAGGCTTTGCACCTTCATCTGCTATGGCATAGACACCGCCGTTGTCGACTAGGTCGAATGAGTAGTCCTTGTAAGACTTACCATCTGCAACCCCTTCAACAACACCGCCTTTGAGACTATCTGCTACATCAGGCATGGCATCGAAGACTGCTTGCACTTCGTCCTTGTAACCTTGCAAGGTCTGACCATCGACCGTGCGAAGTTTTAAATACTTCGAAGGTATTGCACCTTCAATGGTTGTTGCAATGGTTGTTGCTATATCTGCTACTGTTTCTGTTGCTACTGTAAATCTCTTAGCGTCAACTCTAAGCGTGCTAAGAACCGCCTTTGATAGTGATAACATAGTTATCTCCTTTGAAATAAGCCGTCCATAATAAACCGAATGTTTATCAGTCGCGACTTGATATAACTATGTCTTATATGACACTAATTAGCAAAGCATAGGGTAATTAATTTAAAATGACCTGACATAGTGTCAGGTTTTCAGGCGTCGCGTTTTTACCCTACCCCCCGCCTACCCCAACAAAACCAAACGGGACTCCATGTGTGCTATACACACTATGCGGAACACAAATAGTCACAACATTTTCAAACACCGCCCCCTAAGTTTACTAATTCAATATAGAAAAAATATTTTGCAAAAAATGTCAAAAACCAGGTATACTAATTCTATGCTTATTTGATAGTGAGCATGGTGTACCTCCTCTCAGGCCTCGTTCGCGGGGCCTACTTATTACAAACGATTCTTATTACCACATGAAACACTAAAACCTAATAAAATAGGGGCATGAATATCCTATACACACTACTTGGTCTACTCAACATCTGTTTATATTTAGTATTACTTTACGTTTTCTGTTTGTTTTTACTGATCTAATAAGATATACTTAGATCCAACGCTGCAAATAACTAAGGTGTAACAGCAAACACAATGAGTAATAAATCAACAAACGTAACAGACGACAATACCAAACACACATCGAACCATACTGTGGTACTTCCTCACATAGAAGATAATATACCACTGCCTAAAAACGCTAGAGAAGCTTTGCCTGAGATGTCACCGGACGAAGAACTTACAATGAGAGCGCATACGATTAAAGTTATATCAGATATACAAGATGAGGCAATAGAACCCTCAGACGATGAAATGGAAACAGCGGAAACTATCGCAAAAGAGATGATGAAAAACCCAGAACTCAAACCTGAGTTTGGAAATTATCCTAATGAGACGATAGCTTACCTGGCCGGCTTAGTGAATCAAACTAGTCACATGGTAGCTAAAGACCTAGCAGAGATAAAGTTGTCGGTACTTAATGGACTACTACAAGAAGCAGCAATGGCGAAGTCTCCTCGTGAACGCATATCAGCATGGAAAGCAGTAGGAGAGATTGATGGCGTCGATGCGTTTAAAAAGAAGACAGAGATTACACACATCAATAAATCAGGTGAAGAGTTAGAAAGAGAATTAAGAGAGACAATAGAACAACTTAAGGGTAAGGTCATAGAAGGTGAAGTCATAGAAGAAGATGACGATGATTAACGAACAGGACCTAGAGCTACTTCAAAGAGAAATACCTAACATGTCTGAACAAGACAGACAAAGACACCTTAGACTATTAAAACAGTACAAAAAGAACTTAACTAAAACACAGGGGAAGGCAAACTTCTTAGACTTTATCAAGCATGTCTACCCCGATTATAAAGTAGGAGCACATCATGCAAAATTGGCTAAATTATTTGAAGAAATATCAAGAGGAGTTAGAAAACGAGTTATCGTCAATATCGCGCCTCGTCACGGAAAATCAGAACTTATTTCCTATCTGGCTCCGGCTTGGTTTTTGGGTAACCATCCAGCAAAAAAGGTTATCATGGCATCTCATACAGCAGATCTTGCTGTTAACTTCGGCCGTCGGGTCAGGAATCTCGTGGGTTCAGATGCTTATAAAGACATATTCCCCGATATCAGTCTACAAGCGGATAGTAAAAGCGCCAGTAGGTGGGGTACGAATCATAACGGTGAGTATTTTGCTATTGGTGTTGGTGGTGCTTTGGCTGGTCGTGGAGCAGATCTATTTATAATCGACGATCCCCACTCAGAACAAGATGCCAAACTGGGCAAAGGCGACGTGTTCTTGCCAGCTTGGGAATGGTTTCAATCAGGGCCTCTACAGAGGCTGATGCCGGGGGGAGCAATTGTAGTAGTGATGACGAGATGGTCGAAGCTAGACTTGACAGGACAGATTATCAACCAGATGACCAAGAACGACGATGTTGATGACTGGGAAGTAGTAGAGTTTCCAGCAATACTTGAAGATAAAAAGGGGAATGAAGTCCCATTATGGCCTGAGTTCTGGCCATTAGAAGAATTACAGAGTAGAAGAGCTGCATTAGACATACGATACTGGAACGCACAGTACTTACAGAACCCAACATCAGAAGAAGGCGCACTAATCAAGCGAGAATGGTGGAATATGTGGGAAGAAGAAGACCCGCCACCGTGTGAATTTATAATAATGACACTGGATGCTGCGCAAGAAGCTAATAACAGAGCGGATTACAACGCATTAACAACATGGGGCGTATTTCTTAATGAAGATACTAACAATTACGCTATAATATTATTAAATGCAATAAAAGAGCGTTTGGAATTCCCAGAACTTAAGCAGCTATGCTTAGATGAATATCAAGAGTGGGAGCCAGACGCGTTTATTGTTGAGAAAAAATCAAATGGTGCAGCACTATATCAAGAATTTAGAAGAATGGGAATACCTGTTGGAGAATTTACGCCTGGAAAAGGACAGGATAAGATTAGCCGTGTTAATGCTGTGTCTGATTTGTTTAGTGGTGGTGTTGTTTGGGCACCAGACAAGCGTTGGGCGCATGAGGTTATTGAAGAATGCAACGATTTCCCTAGTGGTGCCAACGATGACTTGGTTGACTCCACAACTTTAGCCCTCGCTCGCTTCAGGCAGGGTGGATTTATTCGATTGCCGAATGATGAAGAGGATGATATAGTGATGTTTAGGGGTAGAAACCATAAAAAATATTATGCAGTGTAATAAGGATAAATAATGGCAGATATAGATAAAGGACTGTATGCAGCTCCAGAAGGCATAGAAGAAATAGCTGAAAATGAAGAAGCTATTGAAATAGAAATAGAAGACCCAGAAAAAGTTACTATTGGTATTGGTGATAGTGAGATTGTTATTGATCCAGATAGAATGGATGATGATGAGTTTTCTGAAAACCTAGCTGAAGAACTAGATGAACAATATTTAGCTGAACTATCCTCAGATTTACTTGAAGATTTCTCTAATGATATAAACTCTAGAAAAGACTGGCTTGAAACATACGTTGATGGCTTAGAACTACTAGGACTTAAAATAGAAGAAAGGTCCGAACCATGGGAAGGCGCATGTGCTGTCTATCACCCACTACTCTCCGAAGCACTCGTTAAATTCCAAGCAGAAACAATGATGGAAACCTTTCCAGCTGCAGGCCCTGTGAAGACTTCTATTATTGGAAAAGAAACACCTGAGTGTTTAGAATCAGCAGCACGAGTACAAGAGAATATGAATTATCAACTCATGGATAAAATGCCAGAGTATCGACCTGAACATGAGAGAATGTTATGGGGACTAGGTTTAGCAGGTAATGCATTTAAGAAAGTTTATTATGATCCAGCATTAGAACGTCAAGTGTCATTGTTTGTACCAGCTGAAGATATGGTTGTACCTTATGGTGCTTCTAACTTAGAAACAGCAGAGCGAATTACTCATGTAATGCGTAAAACAAAACAAGAAATTCATAACTTGCAAGAAATAGGTTTTTATAAAGATATAGATTTAGGTGAAGCAGATTATGACTTAGATGAAGTAGAGAAAAAAATTGCAGAACAGATGGGTTTTGATGCTACTAATGATGATAGATATAAAATACTAGAGATGAATGTTAACCTTGACTTAGAAGGTTATGAAGACAAAGATGGAAATAGAAAAACAGGAATAGCATTACCTTACGTTGTTACTATTGATAAGGGCACTACAGAGATTTTAGCAATTAGACGTAATTGGAATCAAGATGACAGTATGAAAAAACGCCGTGAACATTTTGTTCACTATGGTTATATACCAGGGTTTGGATTTTACTGCTTTGGATTAATACATTTGATTGGTGGCTTTTCAAAATCAGGCACAATGTTATTAAGACAGTTAGTAGACGCGGGTACATTATCTAATCTCCCAGGTGGATTTAAAGCAAGAGGCTTACGTATTAAAGGTGATGATACACCAATTGGACCGGCAGAGTGGAGAGATGTTGATGCACCGTCTGGAACTATCCGTGATAACTTAATGCCACTACCATATAAAGAGCCAAGTCAAGTGCTTGCTGCTTTAATGGATAAAATTATTGATGAAGGTAGACGCTTTGCTTCTGCTGCAGATATGAAAGTATCTGATATGTCAGCTAACTCTCCAGTAGGTTCTACACTTGCAATACTAGAACGAACACTCAAAGTAATGTCGGCAGTTAATGCTCGTATCTATTACTCAATGAAGAAAGAGTTTGGATTACTTAAAACATTAATTAAAGACTACACAGATCCAAACTATCAATATGATCCTGCATCAGGAACACCCGGCGCTAAACAAGCTGACTACGATAAAGTTAATCTTATTCCTGTTGCTGACCCAAACGCTGCAACTATGGCACAGAAAGTTGTGCAGTATCAAGCAGTTATGCAAATGGCTCAACAGAATCCAGATATATATGACTTACCAGAACTTAACAGACAGATGCTAGACGTACTTGGTGTAAAGAACGCAGAGAAACTCATTCCTAATAAAGATGATATTAAACAGTTAGGTCCTGTAACAGAAAATATGAATATTATTAATGGTAAGCCAGTAAAAGCGTTTCTTGACCAAGATCATGAAGCTCATATTGCAGTACATATGGCATTTACTGATGATCCTTTAATTAGAAAGCTTGTGGGACAAAGTACAAAAGCAGGAATGATACAAGCTGCTATGGAAGCTCATATTGCAGAACACGTTGCTTTTCAATATAGATTAGAAATAGAAAGAAAACTAGGTGTACCTCTTCCACCAATGGATGAACCACTACCAGTAGATATTGAAAACGAAGTTGCTAGATTAACAGCTGAAGCTGCACCAAAAGTTTTAGGAGACAGTAGTCTAAAAGCGTCTGAAGAAGAAAGACAACAACAAGCTCAAGACCCTGTATTACAAATGCAACAAGCAGAGCTTCAAATTAAACAAGAAGAAGCCAAGACTAAAGCCCAGAAAGTGATGGCTGATATTCAACTTGATATAGCTAAACTTGAACTTGATAAACAGAAAGCAACCGTAGAAGTACAGAAAGATGTAATGCTTGCACAAACCAAAATCAAGTCTACTGAATCTATAGCAGGAGCTAAAATTGGAGCTGAAGCTGAAATGCAACAGAAAGACATAACAACTAAAGAAGTTATAGAAGGCGCTAAATTAGGAGCACAAGCAATTAACAAAGCAAAAGATATTGCTTTACGCTCAGAAGAATCTAGGTTACGTAACGAGACTATTGCACATACGCAAAAGTTAAGAGACAGAACCGAGATAAAAGAAACTAAAGATGAGGACAATACTAACTAATAAAAAGGACTAACATGACAGAGAAAGAAACGCTCTTATATTTATCAGGCCAGATAAAAGAGAGACGCAACGAAGTAACAGAAGATATGGCTAGAGGCACCGCTGACCTCGCAGGTTATCAGCATGCATGTGGACAAGTTAGAGGATTTGACCACGTTCAAATGTTTATTGCTGATATGATAGCAAACCTAACTAAAGACAACGAAGACTTTGAAAGTAGTCCTACGGATAGTGTTGTAAAGATAGGGGGTAAAAAATGACTATAGCCACCCCAGACCAAACAATAGTCTCCAGCTCTGGAGCACCTATTAAAACTAAAAATACTAAAACCACTGACGGTAAAAAAGTTAGCGAAGATGAAGCATTAGCTAAACTAACTTCACAGTTACCTGATGTTAAAGGATACCGCATATTATGTATGGTGCCTGAAGCAGAAGATACTTATGAAGGTGGAATTATTAAATCAGATTCTGTAAAACAATTACAAGAGCATGCAACAGTGGTCTTATTTGTTATGCAGCTAGGAGATTTAGCGTATCAAGACGACGCTAGGTTCCCAACAGGAGCATGGTGTAAAGAAGGAGACTTCGTTATTACTCGTGCTTATGCAGGTACTAGAATTAAAATTCACGGAAAAGAATTCCGCATTATTAACGACGACACGGTTGAAGCTGTAGTGGATGATCCACGTGGCTACGAACGCGCATAGGAGAATAGCATGGCTGAAATTATAAATGAAATACCAGATGAATTAGATATGAAGGGGGAAGAGCTAGAAGTTGATTTAGACGAAGGTAAAAAAGCCGAACCTGAAAAATCTACTTCTGATGTTGAAAGAGTAGAGCAACCTAAAAAAGTTGAGCCAGAGTTAGAAATTGAAGAAGAAGACGATACTCCACCAGAAGACAGAGGTAAAGAACCATTACCTGATGATATTGTAAAAGAGGTAGAGGGAGATACTCTTGAAGGTTACTCTGAACGTGTTAAACAACGTATGGCGCAATTGAAGAAGATGCATCATGATGAAAGACGCGAGAAAGAGAAAGCTGAAAGAGAAAGACAAGAGGCTGTGAGTTATGCGCAGCAAGTAGCGGATCAAAATAAAAAATTACAGTCTACACTAAGTACAGGCGAGGAAGACTATATTAAGACTTTAGTCAGTGCTTCTGAAACTGAGTTAAATTTAGCTAAACGTGATTATAAAGAAGCTTATGAAAGTGGGGATACAGAGAAAATAGTTGAAGCTCAGGGTGCAATGAATAGTGCCCAAATGAAATTAGCTCAAGCTAGTGGACTAAAACCTCAATATACTGCTTCACAAGAGGTAGAAAATAGTGTAGAGTCTAATCAACAACAAGTACGACCTCAAGTCGCTAAACCAGATGCTAAAGCGCAAGCTTGGCAAGATACAAATACTTGGTTTGGCAAAGATGAAGAAATGACTTCATTGGCTTTAGGGGTACATGAAAAATTAGTTAGAAATGGGTTAAGTCCTACTTCTGACGAATACTATCGTCGTATAGATGAAACGATGCAAAAACGATTCCCTGAAAATTTTGGGGATAATTCGTTGGAACCGGATAGACCCGCCCAACGCAAACCTTCGAATGTAGTTGCGCCGGCAACGCGTAGTACCGCGCCAAGAAAAGTACGTCTTTCTAAGACACAAGTTGCTTTTGCTAAAAAGCTTAAGTTAACACCGGAACAATATGCACGAGAAATGATTAAATTGGAGAACGCAAATGGATAAGGTAATTAAAAGAGAATCAAGAGATACTGAAGTAAGAGAAGACGTAGCAAAAAAATGGCAACCTGCCTCACTCCTTCCAGATTTTACTAAAAAAGCTGGATGGGCCTATCGTTGGATTCGAGTTTCTTTATTAAATGAGCCTGACAACATGAACGTATCTTCAAAAATGCGTGAAGGCTGGGAGCCGGTGAAGCATTCGGAACACCCAGAAGTCGTATTACAAGCAGACCCCAATAGCCAATTTAAAGAAGGCATAGAAATTGGAGGTCTATTATTATGTAAAGCTCCTCAAGAACTTATGGACCAAAGACAAGCTTTTGTGAATCAAAAAACAAAAGCACAGACTGAAGCAGTTGACCAGTCATACATGAATCAAAATGATCCTCGTATGCCTAAGTTTGCTGAAGGTCAAGAAAATGGTCGAAGTTTTGGAAAGGGCAAAAAATAAATAGGAGAAACAATCATGGCAACTACAGCTACGCCCTATGGGCTTAAAGCAGTAAACCATATAGGCGGTACCCCTTATGCGGGCTCTACGCGTCTATTACCGATTGCTTCTGGATATGCAACTAATATATATAATGGTTCAGTCATTTTAATTGACGGTACAGCAGGTACAGTTCAAATTGTTACAGATTTAGGTAACAATGCTGACCAATTCCCTGCCGGCGTTATTGGTGTTTTTGTAGGTTGTACTTACACAGACCCAAATCTAGGCACAGTAGTGTTTAGAAACAACTGGCCAACAGGCACAGTGGCAGATGACGCTCAAGCATATATTGTTGACGACCCAGATGTAATCTTTATGGCACAAGCGGACGGTGCAGTTACACAAGCTGACTTAGGTCAGAATACTAACTTCGCAGCAGTTCAATCTACAACTACAGGCGATACTACAAATGGTAATTCTAATAGTGCAGTATCTTCTACAACAGCGGACACAGCAACTATTGCTTTCCGTATTGTTGACTTTGTGGATAGTCCAACTTCAACCGTGGGTGATGCATTCACAGACTTATTAATTAAGTTTAATGCAGGTATTCACTCATACGACCGTGGTTTAGGCGTATAATTTAAGGAGAATAAAACATGGCAATTTCAAGAGCCCAGCTCCTTAAGGAGCTATTACCAGGACTTAACGCGTTATTCGGTTTAGAATATGCACGTTATGGGGAAGAACATAAAGAGATTTACGAAACTGAATCTTCAGATCGTTCTTTCGAAGAAGAAACAAAACTAGCTGGCTTTGCAGCCGCACCTCTTAAATCTGAGGGAGCAGCTATTGCGTATGACAACGCACAAGAAGCTTTTACAGCTAGATACAACCACGTAACAATTGCTTTAGGTTTCAGTTTAACTGAAGAAGCAGTTGAAGATAATCTATATGATAGTCTTTCAGCTCGTTATACTAAAGCTCTTGCTCGTTCAATGGCAAATACTAAGCAAGTTCGTGCAGCTAACGTTTTAAACAATGGCTTTAACGGTGCTTTCTTAGGTGGTGACAATCGTTCACTGTTTGGTACAAACGCTGCAGCAGCAGTTACTAATCACCCGTTGGTGAGTGGTGGTACTAACAGTAATACACAAGCGACACCAACAGATCTTAACGAAACAGCATTAGAAAACGCAGTGATTCAAATCGCAGCATGGACTGATGAAAGAGGTCTATTGATTGCAGCTAAACCACGTAAGTTGGTTATTCCACCAGCTCTTCAATTCGTTGCTACTCGTTTGCTTGACACACAACTTCGTGTATCTACAGCAGATAACGACATCAATGCATTAAGAACTAACGGTGCAATACCAGAAGGTTATACAGTAAACCACTATCTAACTGATGGTGATGCTTACTTCTTAACTACAGATGTGCCTAACGGCATGAAGCACTTTGAAAGAACTGCTTTAACAACATCTATGGATGGAGATTTTGATACAGGCAATGTTCGATACAAAGCCCGTGAAAGATATTCATTTGGTTGGTCAGATCCACTAGGTATGTGGGGTTCACCAGGTGCATAAGTAGTTTTACTTAGCACTACCTCTGAAAAGCCTGGCTCCTCTCTGCTGGGCTTTTCTTTATCTAACACTCATGAATATCTTTATAGCATAACTCTATATGGTATATATAATTCTTCTATCAGCAATGCTGAAATTTAAAATAAAGGAGAAATATTATGTGGACTAAACCAGCTGCTACAGAAATGAGATTCGGTTTTGAAGTAACAATGTACGTAATGAACAAGTAATTTTTTGTTTTAAACTAAGGGGCTCCGGTCCCTTTTTTATTGTGCAAAAGCACTAAATAGAGTATCATTAATTATCTGGGAACATCCAGCTTATCAGACTGCCCCAGCAGACGCATACACGACGGATAAGCTTAACTTTGTATGGAGAAATAATCATGGCAAAAACAACCTTTTCGGGACCAATTCAATCGCTTGGTGGCTTTGTAGGCTCAGGCGTCAACAATGTAGTTACAATGGCTGCAGGTACCACAGCTTTAACTGTTCTTCCTGTCGCAGCTTCACCTGATGGCGTAACACCCGCTGTTACTGCTTCACCAGGGCACGCAGGTAAAACACTTATAGTATCAGATGCTACTTTTGTACTAAACTTACCAATTATTAATGCAACTACACCCGATGATACAACAAACCCTAACCAATTAAACAATACAGGTATGGAGTTTGAAATCTTTTTTAATGCAGATATGACAGGTGGTAATACAGTAACATTAAATACTGGACAAGCTACTGATGCTTTTTATGGTTCAGCTATGTATGTAGATGATGGTGGAGGGGCTCAAGAAACTTTCCCTGCTGTCGCAGCTACTACAATGGTAATCGACGCAACTACTAGAGCAGGTGAGTATGGCTCATTAATTAGATGTAAAGCAATTACAGGTGCTGGAGCTAATGGAGTATGGTTTGTAGAAGCAATACTTATCAACCCAGATGTTGCTGCACCAGCAGTGACACCATTCGCTTAATATAGGAGAAAAAACATGGCTTTAACAACAGATATATGGGCCGTCACTCCTAGTTTTTCAGCTACGTTATATAGAGCCGCTGCCGCTATTGCCGGTGCCGGTGATATAACACTACTTACTAATCAGCCTCTAGATAATGGGGCTGGTTATAAGATTCTATTTACTTGTGCAGGAGACGCAACTGCCGCTACATTTACTATCACTGGATATGTGGCTGGGGATTTATCTCAGTCTGTAACCACTGAAACTGTAGCAGGTGTTAATGCTGGAACTGCAACTTCTACAAACTACTACTCTAAAATTACTAGCATTTCATCAGATGCAGCGGTAGCAACCAATGTAAGTATTGGTAATGCCATTGCTGACGGCACTGCTCTACCCAGAGCAAGAATGAAAGGATTCTATTTTGTTGGTTCTGCAGGAGCAGGTAGTGTTACATTAACCTTAGATGGTAATGCAGCGTCAGATAGAGTTTTACTAAGTATAGCTACTCCAGCTAATGTAGAGTCACAACAGATGGCTTTACCAGGCGACGGAATTTTAATTAACGGAAGTGAACCACAGACAACGTTTGGTGTGATAACTCAAACAGCAGCTGTAACATCACTAACGGTATTCTGTGGATAAACTATGGAAGAAGAGCCCAAACCAATTAAGAACGATGATCGCCTCGAAGAACTGAGGCGTTGGTTTGAAGCATTAGGAGATTGTGTATAGATGGCAACACCTAGAAAAAAGGGAATGGGAATAAAGACTTCGGTTAAGTCAGGTAACTTTAGAAAGACTAAAACAGGAGCGGGGATGACAAAGAAAGGCGTAAAAGCCTATCGAGCTGCAAACCCAGGTTCCAAACTTAAAACAGCGGTAACAGGGAAAGTTAAGAAAGGTTCTAAAGATGCAAAGAGACGTAAGTCATTTTGTGCAAGATCGGCAGGACAAATGAAGAAGTTTCCTAAAGCTGCTAAAGACCCTAACTCTAGATTGCGTCAAGCACGTAAACGATGGAAATGTTAAAAATGGATGAGACAACAAAACACTTGATAGACCTATCGGCTATCTTTACCGCGGTAGGTACTATGATGTCGATACTACCTGCATTAGCTTCACTTTTTACTATTATATGGATGGGTATCCGCATTTGGGAAACCAAGACTGTGCAAAAGCTATTTGGTAAAAAAGAAGTTATTGAAGACGAGGGTGCTAAACCAAGAAAGCCTGAAGCTTCGAGTAATAGGATTAAGAAGTAGTGCCACCTAAGTCTAAGAAACAGGCAAAGTTTATGCAAGCGGTGGCTAATAACCCAGAGTTTGCTAATAAAGTAGGTGTTAAACAATCAATCGGACGAGAGTTCACTAAGGAGAAAAACATGAATACCAAAAGAATGAACCGCCTTGAAGAATTAGGCAGAGTAGATAATGAGAAAGCCTATACTCGAAAAGGCAAAGATAATTTGATGGCTGAAAAGAAGCGTGTAGTCGGTGAATTAAAAGCAAAAACCGGAGGCATGCTAGCAAGGACAGGTGGATCTTCAGCTCTTATGAATGCTAAAGGCAAGAAAATGATGGGCGGCGGCAAAGTCAAAGCATACAAGAAAGGCGGATCAGTTGGTTCAGCATCTAAACGCGCAGACGGTATTGCACAAAGAGGCCACACACGCGGTCGCATCGTTTAATTAAGGAGAATCAAAATGGCATCATTACAAGACAGACTTCGCCAACAGATCAAAGAAAGAAAAGCGAAGAAAGTAAAAAGTGACTTAAACAACGAAGTCATGAAAGCTGAAAAGCAAAACAAAAAGAATGCAGGGCTAAGAGTCTATGGCAAGATTAATAAAACGACAGAAAAGAAACTTAAGAAAAAAGGCTTGACCGACGCTGAAATTAAAAGACTTAAGAAACAGGATATTGATAACAAAGGTCGCTTTGGGGCAACGGTTAAAAATAAAAAAACATTCTTTAGAAATGATAAGCCTGCCGCATCTAAATCTAAATCAGCACCAAGAGCTGTAGATAAAGGTGGAAGATTAAGTGCTAGAGGTTCAGAAGGATATAAACCTACTAAGACTAATATGGGACCTAACATGGGTAAGGTTAATAAACCTGCCAAAGCAAGAGCTAAGAAAGTTGATCTGAAAAAACGTGGACCTTCAGGACCTACTATGACTTCTATGAAAGCTCCAAGTACTGGACCTAAACCTAGAAATAAAGATCCAAAAGTTGATCTGAAGAAACGTGGACCTAGTAGACCAAGCATGATGGGTTTTAGAAAAGGTGGATCTATTGATGGCTGTGCTAAGCGTGGTCTTACAAGGGCTAAAGGATCTAAATAGTGAGAGCTTCTCGTGGAATGGGAATAATAAACCCTAAGAAATTAAAAAACTGCGGGTGTAGTCACTCTAAACCTAAGAAGATGAAAGCTGGGGGTAAGGTCTTTAAGTCTCATATGATGTATGATATGGAGACAGGCAAAGGTGTAAAAGCCCCTACTATGGCTAAACATTTAGAGCTTAAGAAAAAAGGTTATGGTCATACTAAACCTAAAAAGATGAAAGCCGGAGGTACTGTAAAAGATGCGTGCTATAAAAAAGTAAAGGCAAGTTATAAAGTCTTTCCTAGTGCTTATGCTTCTGGTGCTATCGCTAAATGTAGAAAGAAAGGTAAATAATGGCAGTCAGAAAGACAGCTAAAGGAGCCGCTTTAAAACGTTGGTTCAAAGAAGAATGGAAAGATGTAAAAACAGGCAAAGCTTGTGGTAGGAAAAAAGGTGATAAACGCGGTACACCATATTGCCGACCTACTAAACGTGTGTCTAGTAAAACTCCAAAGACATCTGGAGAAATGACGGCGGCACAAAAAAAGTCTAGAATAGCCCAAAAGAAAAGACTTGGGCAACCGGCAGGGAAGCCGCGTAGAGTAGCTTCACTTAGACGTAAGAAGACGACAAAGAAGAAGGCATAGTGGGCAACAAAGAAATTGTAATTAGTTTGTTAGCAATAGTTAGTGCTTTCGTGAGTGGAGACCACTTAGATTTAATAGAACCTCAAACGCACACGCACGTGATAAGTGAAGAGTGCACGGTCGTTAGACAAATAGAAAAGGAGATGTAATGACTACAACGAGTACACATGCATTTAATCTAGATCTAAACCTTCTTGTAGAAGAAGCGTTTGAAAGATGCGGATCAGAACTTAGAACAGGATATGATTTAAGGACAGCTACACGTAGCTTAAACTTACTGACAATAGAATGGGCTAACCGAGGAATCAACTTATGGACTGTTGAACAAGGACAGATAGCATTAGTTGCCGGTACAGCCACTTACAATTTGCCCGCGACGACCATCGACCTCATGAGCCAAGTCATAAGAACTGGGTCTGGAACAACTCAGTCTGACATAGCTATTTCTAGGGTGTCAAATCCTACTTATGCATCTATCCCAAGTAAGAACGACACGGGCAGACCGATACAAGTTTATATAGATAGACAAGCAGAGATACCTACAATAACTCTATGGCCTATTCCTAATGACACAAGTTATACCTTTGTTTACTGGATGTTAAAAAGAATTGATGATGCGGGTACAGGCGTTAACACACAGCATATCCCATTTAGATTTTTGCCATGCATGGTAGCAGGACTAGCTTATTATTTATCTCTTAAGATTCCAGAAGCTGGAGACAGGGTACAATTTTTAAAAGCAGAATATGAAGAGCAGTGGTTACTCGCTTCAACTGAAGACAGAGAAAAAGCCACATTAACCATAGCACCAAGAACATCATACGTATAGGAGATTAAGATGGGAGCTGGATACAAAGAAGATAAATCAAGAAATAAATTTGCAGAAGGATATGCACAGGGATTAGATACGGAATTAGAATCAAATCCTGTTAAACGAGTAATTAAAAAGGGAATGGAAAAAGTTTTAAATAAAGGAACTACTATTTATAAAAGAAAAGGCAAAGATAAAGAAGGATATAATAAAGGAGTGTCCGATGCAAAAAAAGCTATGAAAATAGTGGACAGAAATTATCTTAAAGGTAGATAATGAGCAACAAGTTTACAACTAATAAGAACGCTATTGCAGACTGTGATGTTTGTGGATTTCAATTTAAACTAAAGACTTTAAAGAGTTTATTTGTAAGAAAGACAAAGACAAATATATTAGCGTGTAATGAATGTTGGAACCCAGATCAACCACAGAATATGCAGGGGATGTATCCAGTAGAAGATCCTCAAGCAGTGCGAGATCCAAGACCTGACCAGAGTTTTAATGACAACAACGTAACTGGGTCAAGAGATATACAATGGGGATGGGAACCTGTTGGTGGAGCAAGACCTCCAGCTAATGAGTTTACTGGAAATAATTTAGTGAGTTCAGGAGTAGTAGGAACTGTTACAATAACAATAACTTAGGAGAAAGAAATGGCTAAAGAAAATCAAGAAAGAAAAGCAAAAATGGTAGATGGTTATGCACAACCGCAAATGGTTCCTGTACCTAACACGGCAGGTTATCCTGAAAAGAATGTTAAGACTTCTGGCGTAGAAACTCGTGGCAATGGTGCAGCTACTAAAGGCACTAAAGCACGCGGCCCTATGGCGTAAGGATAAGCAATGACTTATACTGAATTAGTCGCACAAATACAATCGTATACTGAAGATGAATACTCTACAGTAGATGTAAACACATTTATAACTCAAGCTGAGAACAGAATCTTTAATGGAGTTAATCTTCCAGACTTAAGAAGAAATGATACAGGTACTATTAACTTCGCTAACAAGTATTTAAATGTACCAGATGATTGGTTAGCTACTTATAGTTTAGCAGCCGTTGATACTACAACTAATGAAACTACTTATCTTTTAAATAAAGATGTTAACTTTATTAGGCAATCATTTCCTGATACTGATGTAGCTCACTATGGAAAACCACAATATTATGCAGTCTTCGATGATACAACATTTATACTCGGCCCTACACCTGATAAAGCTTATGGTGCTGAGCTTCATTACTTTTTTTATCCTGAGTCTATTACTACTGCCGCTAGCGGTACGTCTTGGTTGGGAGATAATTATAGCTCCGTATTACTTTATGGTTCATTGTTGGAAGCAGCTACGTACCTCAAGTCCGACGCGGAAACGATAGCTAACTACTCTACTAGATATGAGCAAGCTATGACAGAACTAACTAGACTAGGCGAAGGTAAGAATACTCGCGATGCTTATCGTAGTGGACAAGCTAGAATATCTGTTAAAGGTAGAAGAGGGAGTGCAGTTTAATGGCAACTATTATACAAGGAATAACTAATACATTTGTTGCTAAATCATTAGCTGGCGATATAGATTTTGATACCGACACATTTAAAATGGCTCTGTACTCTGATGATGCTACATTAGATTCTTCTACTTCTGCTTATACAACTACTAATGAAGTAGTAGGCACAGGGTATGTAGCTGGGGGTAATACATTAACAGGCGCTACAGTTACACAAGATGATGATGCAGACGTAGTGTATATAACTTTTGATTCTCCTACTACTTGGACAGGCACATTTTCCGCAAGAGGAGCTTTAATATATAATAGTAGTTCTAGTAATTATTCTGTATGTGTATTAGATTTTGGATCAGTTAAAACTATTGCAGCTCAAACGCTAACTGTAACATTACCTGATAACACTGCAACAACGGCACTTATTCGATTTGAATAGAAAGGGATAACATGACAGGATTTTCGTCGCTTATAGCGGATGCACCAGAAGTAACAGTAGATAAAGTAAGACCATTAGAAAAAGATTTATATAAGATGATGTGGGATAAACCAGAGTATAGACAAGTTGCTCCTGGCGAACAAATAGCCCATGAATTTTTAAAGCAGGCTAAACCTAAACAAGGGGCAACAGTTTTAGATTTAGGTTGTGGTACAGGACGTGGGGGATTAAACCTAGCGTTCTTTGGTAATATGGATGTGACTATGGTTGACTTTGCAGATAACTGCTTAGATAAAGATATAGTCCCAATGTTAGAAACACAGAAGCATGCGTTGCGATTTGTAGAAGCTGATTTGTCTCAACCTCTACCTGTTCAAGCGGCTTATGGTTTTTGTACTGATGTGATGGAGCATATAAGACCTCATCACGTTGATAAGGTTATAGAGAATTGTTTAGCTGCGTGTCAGCATGTGTTCTTTCAAATATCTACTGTTGATGATATTTGTGGTGTTTTAGTAGGACATAAACTACATTTGAGTGTGCACCCATATGAGTGGTGGCTTAAAAAACTTAAAGACCATAAATGTGTAATACATTGGTCTCAACAGACAGATAACTCTTGTTTGTTTTATGTAAGTAATTGGGCAACAGGAGAAGAAGTAGTTGATGCGGGTACTGTAAATACAACTGATGAAGAGATAAAGAAAAACGTAGAGCACAATATAAAACAGGATTATTTACAAGTAGAGCCCCATCCGACTAACGAGATTGAAGTAATGATTGTAGGGGGAGGACCATCCTTACCACAACATATAGAAAAAATAAAGCAATTAAGAGCAAATGGTGTTAAACTTATAACTATTAATAACGCTTATAATTGGTGTTTAGATAATGGTTTAACTCCTTCTGCTATGGTCATGGTAGATGCAAGAAAGTTTAATGCGAGGTTTACAAAACCTGTAGTAGAGGAATGTAAATACTTTATAGCTTCACAATGTAACCCTAGTGTATTTGAGGGATTGCCAAAAGATAGAACTTATCTGTGGCATACGCAAGCAGACTTATTAAAAGATATACTAGATGAGCAATATAAAACATGGTGGTCAGTTCCAGGAGGATCGACTGTATTGTTAAGAGCTATACCATTGTTTAGAATGTTAGGATTTAAAAGATTTCATTTATTTGGGTGTGACTCCTGTTTAAGTGAAGATGATATGCATCACGCATACGAACAAGAAGAAAATGATGGACAGTTAGTTATGCCCGTAAACGTGAGCGGAAAAGTATTTAACTGTAACCCTTGGATGGTATCGCAAGCCCAAGAGTTTATTGACCTAATTAAAATGTTAGGTGATGAAATTGAGTTAGCAATCTATGGTGGGTTATTACATCATATTTTAGAATCCGGCGCGTCATACGCCGATATTAAGGAGATTTAACATGGCAGCAACAGCATGGCAACTATACAACAGTGCCAAAAAATATATAGGCAATGGTACCATAACGTTAGGTGCCGGCGTGTTTAAAATGGTTTTAGCTCAAACAGCTAGTAATGCTTCTACATTTACTTTGAGTACATACGCATCTGTGACAAATGAAGTCGCAGCCGCAGGGGGCTATGTTACGGGTGGTAGAGACTTAGTACCCGCTACAGCTCAATGGACAGTAGGTGCATCGGCTAAACAGCAGAAGTTTTCTATGTCTGCAGTGGGTTTAGCGTTTACAGCTTCGGGAGCTAGTCTAGTAAATATTAGATATGCGATTTTACGTAACTCTACAGGAGCAACTGCAGGTAAACTTTTATGTTTCTGTCAGCTATCTAGCTCACAATTTACTGTAACAAGCCCTAACACATTAACTGTTTTACCTGCTGCTACTGGCATATTTACCTTAACATAAGGAGCTAGTAATGGCTACCGGCTGGGGACGAAATACCTGGAGCTCTGGCCCATGGGGCGAAGGGGATGTAATATCGTTAATTACAGGATCTGTAGCTATATCCGGTGTAGCACCTAGTGTAGTTCAAGGTAAAGTAATAACTCCGGGTGTAAAAGATTTAGTATTAGCAGGAATAGCACCAACAGTATTAACTGGAGCAGTAATAACTCCAGGTGTAAAAGATTTAGTATTAGCTGGAATAGCACCAAGTATATTTGAAAGTAGCGTAATAACCCCTAGTGTAGGGGCAGCGGTGTTAAACGGATTAACACCAAGTGTAGTCCAAGGTAAAGTAATAACACCTAGTGTAGGTGCAGTAACACTAGCTGGATTAGCACCAAGTTTAGTTTATGGAGATGTAGCAGCGGCACCAGCAGGAGCACTTGTATTACAAGGAATAGCTCCTCAAGTTGTACAGCAACTGAATGTATTTAAAACTCCACTGGTTGGAGCAGTAAGTATAGCAAGTGAAGCACCACACGTATTTGGTAGCACCGTTATAACGCCTAGTGTAGGCGCATTAACTATAACAGGAATAATTCCTGGTAGAACTGAAGGCAGAGTTATTACTCCAAATGTAGGTGCATTAGCATTACAAGGGTTTGCCCCTTCGGAAGTAATAGGAAGAATTATAACCCCTAGTGGGACTAGTTTAAATTTACAGGGATTTGCACCTTTAATTAACAGTCCTGATTGGGTTATAATAGATACTACTCAAGACCCAGAATGGGTTATAATAGATACTACTCAAGTTCCTGATTGGACAGAGATAGTTACAGGATAAGGAAATAATATGTCAACGTATTCGAATTTATCGGTAGAGTTAATAGGAACCGGAGAACAGTCGGGCACATGGGGAACAACGACTAATATCAATTTAGGTACAGCAATGGAAGAAGCCATTGTTGGTACAGTCGATCAAGCTGTTGGTACAGGGGATACTACATTACCTTGGGCTACTGCTTCAAATGCTACTCAAGTAGCCCGTCACTTACGCCTTAACCTTACAGGAAGTGCAGGTGGATCAGGAAATTTAATTATACCTACTGCCGCTGCAGGTGGTGCTGGCACTTTCCAAAAACAATTCTTAATTAAAAATAGCTCTGATACAGCTATAACAGTTAAAACTGCTTCAGGTACAGGAGTGTTAGTTCCAGCAGGTAAAGCATCTTTTGTATATGCAGACGGTACCAATGTTGTTGCTTCTATTGATTATATTAGTGGGTCAATTGTTTCAGGCGATGTAACTATCACTGGCGGCACTATTAATAATACTCAGATAGGTAATGCTACTCCAAATACAGGCGCTTTTACAACCCTCGCAGCTTCAAGCACAGTTTCAGGCGCAGGCTTTACAGCACGCTTTGCTACACCAGGACCTATTGGTAACACTGTTGCTAGCACAGGTAATTTTACAACTCTAGGGGCAACAGGTAATGTAACTCTAGGTGATGCGGTTGGAGATGAAGTCACTCATAATGCAGGGACAGTAAATATCCCTAATAACCTCATTTATTCTGGTACAGGAACAGTTACACTACCTAATGGTACGACCGCTCAAAGACCCACTCCCGCGGCAGGAATGATTAGATATAATTCAACTGAAGCTGAGTTTGAAGGGTATGCAGATGGAGAATGGGGATCAATTGGCGGAGGTGCTTCGGCAGGTGGTGCTATCTATGAGAACGTTGACAATGTTTCAGAAAATTATACAATAACAGCAGGATCGAATGGTATGTCAGTAGGACCTATGACAATAGACTCAGGATTTACTGTTACTATTCCTGCGGGACAACGATGGGTGATATTATAATATGAGTACAATAATTAATGCAGACACAAGTAACGGACTAAAGCTAACCTCTGATACAAGTGGTGAGATAGAACTACAATCAGCAGGGACAACTCAAGCTAAAATTACTTCTAGCGGATTACAAAATGCAAGTGGTAATCCTATTACTTCTTATGCTGGAACAAAAAACCTTGTCATCAATGGTGATATGCAGATAGCACAGAGAGCTACGAGTGTTACAGGAATTACTACTGGTAATATTTATCGTACTGTTGATAGATGGAGAAGTGATGTTGTTACTTCAGGCACTTGGACACAAACGCAAGACACCGATGTACCATTAGGACAAGGATTTGGTGCATCACTAAAAATGGATTGCACTACTGCTGATACTTCTGTTGGTGCAGCTGATAGAATATTGATAGGTACAAGATTTGAAGGATTTAATGTACAAACTTTAGAAAAAGGAACATCAGCTGCTAAATCAACTACTCTTTCTTTTTGGGTAAAATCTAATAAGACTGGAACATATATTGTTGAACTTTTTGATAGTCCTAATTCAAGACAAATAGCTAAATCATATACAATTTCTGTGGCAGATACATGGGAAAAGAAAACAATAACATATGCAGGAGATACATCTGGTGTTTTCGCTAATAGTAGTAGTCTTACTTTATTAATACAATTTTGGTTTGCTGCTGGAAGCGATTATACATCAGGAACTTTAAATACATCTTGGACAGCAAATACAAATGCAAACAGAGCAGTAGGACAAGTTAATCTAGCAGACTCTACATCTAACTATGTAAATATTACTGGAGTACAACTAGAAATAGGCACAGTTGCAACACCTTTTGAGAACCTACAATATGGACAACAATTATCTTTATGTAATAGATATTATCAAGATTATACAGAATCAAACACAGTAATTAGAGGTTTTGGATATAATACTAGCTCAGGTTTAGAGACACCTTTTACATTCAAAACTCCAATGAGAACAGCACCAACTATGACAGAAGTTTCTGGTAGTGATGGGGGTTCTAATACACAACTTACAAATTTTGGTAATATTAAAACATACGGTTGTGATTTTAACACAGACCCAACTACATCAAATCAAACCAATTATTATCAGTTAACATTTACAGCAGATGCGGAGTTATAAATATGATTAGTACAGTAGAAAAAATGTATAGTTCTGAACCAGTAGTTCAATTTACTAATACTTACAAAGTTACTTATGATAATGGTAAAATAGTATTTGTACCCCACAACGAAGCAAACACAGACTACCAAGAGTATTTAGAATGGTTAGCAGAAGGCAATACACCAGAACCAGCAGACGAGGAGACAGAATAATGGCTGATATAGTATTAACAGGAAACACCTCTGGAGCTATTACAGTTGCAGCACCAGCAGTAGCAGGAACAAACACACTTACACTACCTGCAACAACAGGTAACATTGTTACTTCAGGTGATAGCAGTACAATCACACAAGGTATGATTGGTAGTAATGTTGCTGGTACTGGTCCATCTTTTAAAGCAACTATGTCAGCAGTAACTGCAATATCAAATAGTGGTGCAACTAAATTGGTTTTAGATACAGAGGAATGGGATACAAATAGTAATTATGATAATGCAACTAACTATCGCTTTACTCCTACAGTTGCTGGATATTACTCATTAAGTGGGTCAATGTTTATGAGTACAGCAACAACTGCTAGGGTCGGAGTTGCTATATACAAGAATGGTTCAGAGCATGCTTGGCAATTTACGGCTGGAGTTTCTTCAGCAGGAGGAGCTAATCCGCAAGTATCTACTATTGTCTATGCAAACGGTTCTACTGATTACTTTGAATTGTATGCCGCTCAAAACTATGCTAGTAGTGTTAATGCTGCTAACAATGGTGTGTTAACTTGGTTTAGTGGTGCTTTAGTGAGGGCTGCATAATGAATTTAAAAGAAAAAATAATGGTAATATACCCTGAACTAACAGATGATGACTTTGCATATCCTGTTGGAATAATAAAAATACAAAACGACAGCGATGGCAAAGGTGACTACATAAAAGAATGG